TGTGACACCGGAAGCACAGGTGAAACCCGTCTGTTTTGCCAGCAGCAAAGGGTTCACTGTAATCTTCAGCGTGGGCGTCAATGATTCCCCTGTCCTGTGTACACGCGACACAGGATGTAGGCCGCGCCAGTTTGCCAGCACGCCACTGCGAATTCAGCCACGATTGGGCCTTGTTGCGCTGGGCGGATGTGTAACCGTTGTAATCCTTCATTCATCAACCCGCAGATATGCCACATTGCCCTCTGCCGCAAAAACGCGGAAAAACGGCTGGGCCAGCGCAATCTCAGCTTCAACGGTTGCCAGTTTGTTGGTGGCCTTGGGTGTGCGAACCCGGCCTTCCAGCACAATTTCTTTGATGCCAACGCTTTCAGCCGTGGAAAAGAATTCCCGGCCAAAGTCCAAATCGTCACCAAACAACTCAGGGACGCACCGGCGCATGATTAAAAATTGAGCACCGTGCATGACGCATTCAACGAAAAACTCTTTGGCCGTGGCCCGATTGATTTTCATCTCATGGATTGGCATGGGGATGCCTTGCTCCCGCGCCAGCGTGATGGCCTTGTGGTCGCCGTCCACGCCAATCATGTTCAACCCGTGGTTTTTGAACAATTGGGTTCCCAGCAACCCATGACTGCAACAAACGTCCACCCCGCGCACGCCGCGCAACTCATTGACGGCCATTTTCACAACCGGTGAATGGATTGCTGGATAGTGGCCTTGGGTGTACCAGCGGTCAATGTGCTCTTGTGCGTCAAATCTCATTTTTCCAGCCTTGTGTCACTTGGAACCCACGCCTTGCTGTATTTGTAGTCCTTGATGTTTTTCATCTTGAACACGCCTTCTTGGTACAACAGGTCAATTTCAGCCTTGGTCGCACCAATGTCCTGTGCCAGTTCTTCAGGCAGAACACCCATTTGGTCAATGAGTGTGCGGACAATCTCACTCATGCGGACAGCAACGTGTGTGCCTTTGGCCCGGTTCATGCGGATGGTCACAATCATGGCCTCTTGCGGGGAAATGTCCATAACCGCGCAAGGCACCTTGCCGCCGTATTTTTCCCGAAGTTTTGCGCTGTCTTGAGCAAGGCGGTGGCGGTGAAAGCCATCAATGATGGTGCCGTCTTGGGTAATCAAGACGGGTTGCACCCAGCCTGTTTTCAAGATGCTTCGCTCCAGCAACCGCAATTCCGGCGTGAAAACGATGTTGGGGTTGTATTCGTTGGCGTTGAGGCTTGATGCGTCACGCCACTCAATGCGGCTGATTGGGTCGTTGTTCATGATTTGATGGGCAAGATTTCACGTTTGTAGGCACCGCTCATGAAAGCATTGAGCAGGTGTTTGGGCGGGTACGCGTTGGGGAATTTGCTGGCCCGATTCATGACGCTGTTGTAGCGTTGCACGGCCTTTTTGTACTGTGATTCGTCTTCAATGTTTTCTTCAATCCATGCGCGGACGCCCTCATAGGATTGGCCGTAACGCTCTTTGATGCCATCGCGGTCAAGTTCACCGTAGTACCGCTCATGTGCCAGCATCTCAGGGAAAACCTCAATGACCTTTGCGTACATTTGCGGAGCACTGGCCTTGATGCGGTCAAAGCGTTTTGCGCTCTCTGCGTGCAAGGGCGTGCTCACGCGAAGTGATTGACCGGCCCACATCTGTTGGTCATAAATTTTGCAGTACGTTATTTCTCGGTCAAAGAAATAACGGAACACATCGTTTTCTTCCCAATCGTAAATGGGCTTGCACAGTTTCACACGGTCGGTGCTTTCCACTGCGTTGATGTAGTTTTCATTCAATTTATTGACGCTGGCCCTGAAGCGCATGATGGATTCGCTTGAGCGGATGCCTGTCAAGAACGCAACTTTGCCCTTGTAATACTCTGCTGCGAAGCTATCCATGCTGTACTGGTCGAACACCCGCTTGTCTCCGGCGGGCGTAGTGACAGCCCACTCAGGCATATCACGCACCCAAGGACGCGTCTTGTCCCACTGGACGTAGTTGTGACACACCCCAAGGATGTATTTCGTTGACGCCAGCGGGACTGCAAACCAAACCATTTTTATCCACGGCAAAGTGCGGTAGCTGTCCACAAAGTCAATGACCTCTTGCGGTATCAGTTCCTCGTCCCGGAACACCACATTGACCGGCTTGGTGATGCCGCGCTCATCAAACACCTCTTTGACCAGATGCAAGACAGCCAATGAATCTTTGCCGCCAGAAAACATGACGGCAAGCGTGTCAAAAGCGTCAATCAAATGGTTGATGCGTTGCTTGGCCGCAGTCAACACGTCAATGTCAACGTACTTCTTGATTCGTGCCATAGCCACCATCCCGGATGAAAAGCTGGAGTCTTTCCCCAAGTGTTTCAGCTTCAGGGTATTCGCCTTTGAGATGCTTCACAAAGCTGTACCAGTCGTTTTGCTGTTCTTCATGGTCAAACACGATGTTGAATTGAATGGTGAAATTGACCTCGGTTGGCTGGTCACTGTCCACCTTTTCGCCGTCATCATTTTCTTGGCCGAGCGTTTCAAGTTCAAACTTGCTGAAGCCAAGCAAATCAGTGTCATAGCCAATAGACTGCAAGTCACCGATTTCCAACGCCAGCAAACTTTCGTCCCAATCGGCATTCAGTGCCAGCTTGTTGTCAGCAATGATGTAGGCCCGCTTCTGTTCTTCATTCAAATGCGACAGGTCAATGGTGGGCACCTCATGGATGCCCATCTTGAAAGCCGCTTGCCAGCGACCATGACCAGCAATGATGCCGTTTTCACCGTCCAACAGAATGGGCTGGGTAAACCCGAATTCCTTGATGCTGGCCGCGATTTGGGTAAGTTGCGCGTCACTGTGGGTGCGGGCGTTGTTTTCGTAGGGCTTGAGGTCAGCCAGCTTGCGATAAACGACTTTGAGCTTCTGGGTCATGACAGTTCGCGCAATTGGTAGATGGTCTGGCTGGTCAACAAGCGAATCTCGTCAACCACGTTTTGCAACCACGATTCAGCCGGGAAACCGGGCATTTCACGCAACTCGTCAATCTGTTGGGCAAGCCCCAGAAAGTAGCTCAATGGTTCTGCGGTGGGAAAGGTGTAGGTGCTGTTTTCAACCCTGATTTTTCCGTACTTGCCTTGCAGGCCTTCAGTGTAGGAATCAACCAACCCGACAATGCCCTCATAAAAGGATTCCAGTGCCTCATGGTCACTGCGCGATGGCGTGAGCCAATGCTTGATGTGCGCGGTAGTTCTGGCATGAAGCAGAACCATTGCCAATTCGACGCCGGGGCCGGTCGCCGTTTCACGAACGCTTGCAACGATTTTCACCATGATGGCTCCTTGTTTGGTTGGGACATTGTAAGCCTTCTTATGGTGTCATTCAACACCGAATGCTCATTCTTCTTGAGGACGTTCCATATCCTGCGCTGGCCGTGCAAACCATTGTGACCGCCACGATGGCAATCAGGGCACAGGGGTATGCACAGATATTGGAACCCTTGTTCAATGTGATGCGCCTCGCTTGGGCCGGGTGCTTCACAGACGCCGCACGGCAATTCCTTGACTTGAGCCAGATGCCTGCGCTCTGCCGCATTGAGTTTGTTGTTCATTTGATGGTCACCACTTTGTCATGGTTGCTTTTGATTCGGTTGCGCGTTTTTTCAATCATGCGCTCATAGGCTGAACGGGCAATGCTGGCGCGTTGAATGTCGTGATACGCGTAAACCTCTCTGGCCGCAACCAACCCTTTGCCAGTCAAGCCCATGCGTCCCGTCTTTTCAAACCGGTGTGCGGCTTCAATCAAATCCTCTTGCAATGCTGTGCAATACGGTGAAGCCTCTGGCCCAATTCCGCTGTCCGCCATCGTTTCGCAGATGTTGACCATGTCTGCCAGCAAACGCCAATCCTCAATGTTTCCCGCGCCGCGAGCCATTGAGTCAACAGCCGCCAATTCAATGAGCCTCAATTTGTCCAGTGATGGCTGGTCTGTGACGCACGCGCCAGCGATAGCGTGAGCAATGGGGTTGATTTCAGTGCTCCAGATTTTCCGCTTGGTGCGCTTTCTCATTCGTGCGCTCTATCAACCATGCGATTGTTTGCTGACTCTGTGCGCCAGATTTCCACCCGCAAACGCGCCGCTTCAATTCTCCACTTGATGCCTTCTTCAATTTCAATTGCGGCGGCAAGCCCTTCAAGAATTTCAAGATATTCCGGGTGCGAATACGCCTCACGCTCTTGCGCGTTTACCGCGTCAATTTTGCGAAGCATTGCGTCTTTCATCAACAAAGCCTTTTTGCTCTTGCGAAATTCTTCAAGATAAACCCGTTGGGCTTTCGCTTTTGCCAGCTTTGGCGCGTTGTCACGAATGTAGTCAACGGCCATGTGATGTGGCGGCAATCGTTCGCTCATGGTTTGTCCTTGTGATAAACCAGAAAAACCAACTCTGCGGCAATTTGATAAAGCACGCTGTAAGCCTCTGTGCCTTGCTCCCACGCGCCGCGCCGATCAAGCATTTCGTCTAAGGTTTTCTCGGCCTCAGTGCGCGTGTCAGGTGCAATCAGCGCACGGGTTTGTTCTTCAGTTGCATAGTTGTCTTGCTTCATCTCAACCCTTTCAATAGTTTGGTTGCGCCTTCAGCCCCGTAGACAATTGCCAGCGTTGACCCTGTCCAAGACTTGTGCCATTTCACTTGTGCTTCTGTGAGCCTGATTTCAGATGGTGGCTTTCTCCCATCTTTGACTTCCATCAAAACGGTGCGCCCGTTGTAGCCGACCAGCAAATCAGGACAACCGTCACCCAATGCCGCAAGGCTGTGGACGGTTCCCCCGATTGCCCGGATTGCCTCAACCACCTCTTGTTGGTTGGCGTCTGTTCTTGCTGCTCTCCGCATTCATAGCCTCTCGCAGTTGGTCGGCGGCTTTTTTGCCACGTCTTTTTTCAATGTCCGCAATGGTTTGATTCCACCAATCACGGGCCTCATGTTTGCCAAACTCCAGTGCTTTCTTGCGGTGCCTTGCCAGCCATTCCCGCGCCTCGCACTGAAGCATAAATTCGCTCGTACTCTGATTCATCCATATCCCCTGTCATAACCAATGCCCACGCGATTGTTTGTGGGCCGTAAGCCTGACCGTCTTTTGTGCGGTCAAGAACCGCCCGCGCTTCAATCGTGTTCATTGAGGACTGCCCTCCACATTTGCTTTTGTACCCCGGACAACTGCTCGCCGTTGCGCTCACGGTCACGAAGTTTGTATGCCCACAATTTTGGGTCGCGGTTGCCGCCTTTGGCAAATTCCGACAACTTCATAATCGTGGCCCGCTTTTGGCTTTCAGTCATCAATGAAACCGGGCAGTATCGGGGTTGGCGGTCTGCGCCCTGTCTGGCGGCAAAGAGCCTGCATTGCTCGTTGGTGATGTCGTGCCATTTGTCCATCGGCGCGTAGGCGTGAGCACTGCACAGATAGCCCTCACTGACGCTCCAGCGGTTTGGGCACTCATGCGCTCGGCACATATTGGCCCGGTCATCCTGTTCCTCTTGCTTTTGCTGTGCAAACTGGTTGCGAAAACTCATGCTTGTCCCCTTGCTCGGATGGCGGCGGCGCAATCAGCGATGGTGGCTCTCTCAGCTTGTGCAATGCCCGGTTGGTCAGACCACTCAGGCGCAAGATTTTCGCAAGCCAATGCACACTGCTCACGCTCCGCTTGAATGGCCCTTTGCCAAGTTCGCAAAAACACATCCAATTCCTCGCGGGTTGGTTCACCCAACATCTGGCTGATTTCCAGCCACGCTGTTTTCATTTGTTCATTCATTTTCAACCCCTTCCGTTGTCGTAGTGGCCTTCACAGACCTTGAGAAAATTGGTCGGCAATACCAGCCAATCAAACGTGGCTTTCCACGCTCTGCCGTTGCGGCCTTGGACTCTGCCGCACAAAAAGTCACTCTGGCTCACGCGTTGAAAAAACTGCCGGAATATCTCAACACCCTCACGCGGGTTCGTGATGTTGTCAGTTGCCACCACTTCCCGCCACCGGCTGACCAAATGCCGCTTGCGGGTTTCGTTCAGCATCATCACCCGTTGAAGGGTTGGGCAAAGTTCGTGATACGCGTCCAACAAAAATTCAGTTGGGCAAGCTGGTCGCCGTGGTGCGTTGACGGCCTCGGCCTCAACACCCACCGTAGGTGTGGGAATAGTTGGTTACTGGTTTCTGGTTCTTGGTTTATGGTTGGTTGAACGGGCGTTGCAACGTCCGTTGCACGGGCCTGCTTCCGGCGTTCTGCGGATGCTCTGCCTGCGCGTGATGCCTGCTCATGTTTTTCGTGATACGCGGCAATCTCAGCATCTGCCCTGTCGTTAACCCAGCCGTCCGGTGTCTCGCGGAAAAAGTCACGCAACACCACGGGGATGACTTCTGCGGGCGTCCGCGTTCGGCGGGCCACCCATTGCAAGTCAAGCGGAATTGGTTGCTCGGTGTCGTAGTACATATCCAGCAGACGCCGGTATGTCAAATCTTCCATGTCGGACAAATGTGCTGTGCCCGCTCGGTAGTCACCAATGTGGAATTGGTAATAGTGCATCTTCACCCCTTTCGTTCACCCCTTGCAAAGAAACATCGGCAGGCGGGGGTGGGTCGCTTTTCGGTCAGGGGATCAGCCAGACCTAGCCGTGTCTCAAACTTCTACTTAAACCACTTGGGTCGCAACACCTTCAATTGCCAAACCCGCGCCTCAGGCACGTTCGCGCCCCACTGTGCAACAGCGGCCTGCGTGATACACAAGATGCGGGCAAGCTCACTCTGTGAGCCTGCAAGTCGGATAGCTTCTGCGGTTTCCATGTCGTAAGTATAACCCGACTAATGGGGGGTGGCAATGACTTTTGTCTCATAAGCCAGCTTAGGGAAAGCACCTAGAAAAAAGACCAAAAAAATTGCAAAAAGATGTTGACGGGGCCATTAGTTGGCTTATACTAGAGCCATACCGACAACGAATTGCAAAGGATTGAAAATGAGCCGCAAATTTGGAATTGAGATTGAAGCAACTGGTGTGCAAATGGCTGAAGTTGCCGCCGCCCTGAATGCCGCTGGCATCCGCACCTATGTTGAGGGTTACAACCACAGCACCAAAAACCACTGGAAAATTGTGACTGACGCCAGCCTGTCAGGCCAGTATGCCTTTGAGTTGGTTTCCCCGATTCTCCAAGGTGCTGACGGCCTGTGCCAAGTTGACACTGTTGGCAAGGTGTTGACAGCGATTGGCGCAAAGGTCAACAAGAGTTGCGGCCTGCACGTCCACGTTGATGCCCGTGACATTACAAACGAGCAAATGAAGCGGGTCTGCAAGATGTGGATGAAGTACGAATCCTGCTTTGACTCCGTGATGCCAGAGAGCCGCAAAAACAACGCGTTTTGCATGGGCATCCGCACCAAATACGCAACCCTTGACGCGGCTTTCAAAGCCATTGACGCCGCCCGTAACTTGGGTGACTTGCGTGTTGCCATGAACGGTGTCCACGGACACCCCAGCCGTTACCACAAACTGAACCTTGAGTCCCTGTTGCGCCACGGCACCGTTGAGTTCCGCCAGCACAGCGGAACCGTGGAAGCCGCCAAGATGTTGAATTGGGTTGAGTTGGTGACAGCCTTTGTTGACTGCGCGGTGACCGCCAAGACAATCCGCGCCACTGGTGCCGACAAATTTGAGAACCTGATGGCCGTGACACCCGTGCCAAGCGTCCGCAAGTTTTACCGTGAACGCCGCGATTACTTTGCTGGCGCAACAGCTTGAGGGGCACGAACATGAGCAAAGTAATTTTGACCATTGACGGCAAGATGTACGTTGGACGCTCCGCCGGTGAGGCGGTGTGCCGGATGCGCGAGAGCGGCATCTTTACCGTTGGCAAAACTGACGATGAGTACATGACGTTTGTGAGCCGCCGCTCCCAGCAACTGCACGGCGCGACCATACGCCACGACACCCCTGAGCACTTCCTTGCCGACATGGCATCCAACCACATCATTGAATTGAAGGAGTTTTGAAATGCGACTGCCACGAATCTATGCCGCTTACGGAAGCAACCTGAATCACGAACAAATGGCAAGGCGTTGCCCGAACGCTGAATTCATTGGGACGGGCTTTTTGCAGAACTACCGACTGGTGTTCCGCAGAGTGGCTGACATTGAATACGCGGAAGACCACAAAACGCCCATCGGCCTTTGGCGAGTCACTGACCAATGTGTGAAGTCACTTGACTCCTACGAAGGCTTCCCGCGCTTGTACGGGCGGAACAAGTGCCAGATTTATCGTGGTGCAGGCAAGTACAC